GGCCGGCACGTAGTACCTGGTGGCCGTGCCGGACTGGTAGAAGTGCCGGGCGCAGTGCGCGTCGATCGACCGGGAGGCTGATTCGACGGCGAGTTCCAGCAGCGTGTCGTCCTGGGTGTCGCTCTGCGGGATTCGGGCGGCGGCCTTGATCTCGTTCAGGGTGCAATATCCGTTGACGATTGGCACGGTCCCTCCTCTCCTATCTCCTCGGCCAGGTGGTCGAGGATCGGTCGCCAGTGACGCTTGTACACGACGTCGGCGTCGTAGCTATCGCGCGCCCAGGCTGCAGCTGCGTCGCTGCGCACCTGGCCCTCCTGGTACATCTGCTCTAAGGCATCGACCATCTGCGGCACGCTGGGCGTCGAGAACCAGGCGTGCTGAGTCGCGTCCCACCAGGGCTGGCCGGATACCTTGATCGAGCCAGGCCCGGCGAGTTCGGCCTGGGCGCTGAAGTCCTGCGTGATGACCCGAAGTCCGCACGCCTGGGCCTCCAGTTGCGTGATGCCGAAGCCCTCGCCCATCGTTGGGTTCAGCATGACGTCGGACCCGCTGTAGATGGCAGCGAGCGCCTCGGGCGGGATGCCGATGCGCATTTGATACTGGTTGATGAACTTCGTCTTGTCCTTGACGCCGCAGGCCTCCAGCAGCGGGTCCCACTGGATGCCCGTCATCGCGCCGAACTGCTCAGAGTGGATGAACAGCCGCGCATCGTCGTGCTTCGCCGCGAAGATCGAGAACGCCAGCACCTGCTCGCCGAATGCCTTGCGCGTCGGCACGCCCTTGTTTGCGTTCGCGATCAGGACCACGAAGTGATCGGGGTCCCAGCCGGTCAACTGCCGCCCGGTGATCCGCTTGCCGTCCTGCTGCTCGACATGGGGCGTCGGACGAAACACTGCCTCGATCGCGTGCGGCGCGTAGTGCGCGTCGATGTCTCGCCGGTGCAACTGCTCCTGGCCGAAGAGGCTCATCGCGATCGGATGGACGTTGGGCTTGCCGCAGAATGCCGCCACCGCTGGCGGTACCGGCATATGGTCGACCGGAAGCCATGGGACCACGTTCATCGAGTCCCACTGCGGACTCGTAAACACGTGGACGTCGAACAGGGTGAACATGATCGGCGTCATGCCTGGGTGCTGCTTGATCCAGTCTCTGTAATACGGCGCTGCCATGTCCTGGCTGTACACGTCCATGCCGCGAGGCCAGACGTCGATGCCCTCCCAGGACGTGGATGCCGCCTCTAGGCCGTAGTTCGCCGCGATGGCGATCCGATGGCCATCGGCGACGATCCTGGGAATGACCTGGGCGGTCTGCTGTCCGTATCCCGTGGGTGCCCACGGTGCATTGGACAGCCAGACTCCCGCGATCCTCTTGCCGTTGCCGCGCGCGACGCGACGACGTGCTGCACGATCCATTGAAACCTCGCAGTGCTCGCAGTGGGTCCACCGGCCCGCCGACCGCCCACTGCGAAGACGCGCGGGCCGGTGGAGTCGATGAAGGGGCGGGGCTTCGGCCCCGCCCCTCAGTGGTGCTAGGCGGTGCCGCCGACAAAGTGCTTCACGGCTGAAGGCTGGCCCAGGTCCCCCCAGATCCGCACGCTCCCACGGAAGCCCACCTCATCGGTGTCGAAGTAGGCGTCGTCGCTGCGTGCGATCTCCAGGCCGCCGACCATGCGGGTGTGGTAGGAGCCGGTCCATCCGAAGAGGACGGACTTGACCGCCGTTCCGGTCGCGGCGACGTCGGGGTTCTCCACGATCTCGAACCCGAGCAGGGTGTCCGGGCTGCCGACTGTCGCCGCCGGCACGAAGAGGTAATTCCCCGCCGTGTCCTTCAGCTTGCGGATCGCGCCGATCGTGGTCCGGCGGGCCATGAAACGAGCGCCGCGACGGATGTAGGCCGAATCGACACTGTGGACCAGGTCGATCAGGTTGTCGGCTGTGGGTACGCCGGAGACGCCCGTGCCGCCGGTCACGCCCGAGCCTGAAGCGGTGACGATGCCATTCGGCTCCACTGCGCCGCCGGTGCCGGTGGTGAGCAGGCCGTTGGCCTTGATCCCGAGAGAGGTTCCCAGCGACCTACCGAGGAACGCGACCAGGTCGATGCCGGAGTCAGTCAGGATCTCGCGGCTGACGACCGTGAGCACGGCGACCTTCTGGCTCTTCAGCGTGATGCTGCTGAACGTCGGATCGAGCTTGGTGATCTGCGTCGCCTCGGCGATGGCCGTGGCTGCAGGCCGGGTCGACTCGACCGGCACCTTGATGTCCTCGCCGGACGCGGTGTTCAGGAGGGTCACGTAGTTGCCGTCGACCATCGGGCCGACCGTGATCAGGTTCTCCTGGATCACGTCGTAGAACGACTGCGGCACGATGCTGGAGTCGTCGGTGGTGTTCAGGTCGCGGCGCTCGAAGGTGTAGGAACGCATCTCGCCAGCGGCGAGGGACCGGACGATGTCGGCGTCGGTGCGGGCGACCTCGATGCGATTGCCTCGCACCTCTGGGGCAGTGATGACGCTGGCAGCGATGTCGGCCTCGCGGGCCTCGGCGGCCTGCAGGTCAGCGATGACCTGGCCGCGCTTGTCGATGTCCTCCATCATGCGCTGGTAGGACTGCTCCTCCTCGCCGGACAGGTCCCGGCTCTCGGAGGCAGCGCGATCGAGCAGGGACTTGGCAGCATGCCAAGCCTCCTGGCGCGCCTCGATCTGGCGCGCAAGATATGCACTCATCTTCTTTCCTTTGATTGGAGTGATCGCAGTGATGACGACCGCTGCGGCTCCGCACGCGGGAACTACCGGCCAGGCTCCTGGCCGAGAACTAGAGGGACTTGGCGATCAAGTCCAGCTGCTTCTGCAGCACGGATAGCGGCACCGACGGATCGGGCTTCGGCGCGGCCTGGTCAACGACTGAGCGCAGCAGCTCGGCCTGCTCTGAGGTGAGACTGCCATCGACGAGGGCCTCCATCGCTTCGGCGATAGCGTCCTGGTCGGCCTGCGCACGGATCGCAAGCGCTGAGTAGTCGCGCACCTGGGCTGAAGTGGCCTCGTAGGCCGGGAAGGTCACTACAGAAACCTCATGCAGACGGACCTCGCGCAGGGTGCGGCGGGACCCGTCCTCATTCCAGGAGTCGCCGCCCTTGGGGACGCTGAAACCGAACGACATCGAATCGACGTCGCCGCGCTGCATCGAGACCGACAGGTCCCTGCCGTAGGTGGTCTCCGGCAGGTCTGCCTCGACATGCAGGCCCTTGCTGTCCTCAGCCAGGCGCAGCGTCTTGGCGCGCGTGGTCCCGAGGACGCGGCTCGTGTCATGGTTCAGCAGCATCCGAACGTTATTGCGGGACGAAAGGCTGCGCTTGAACGCGCCGCTCGCGATCGTCTCCACGAACGGCAGCGGCTGGCTCGGGCTGTCGAAGACTGCCGCATAGCCGCTGAAGGACATTCCGTTTCCGGCCTGCCGCAGCTCGAAGTCCTCGATGGTGATGGAACGCTGCTCGACGCTCATCGGCTTGGTCCTTCCGTCCTGGATCGCCTGCGCTGTCCTTGCCAGCCAGGCCCGCGCGGGGTCAGGGTTGAGGGGGTCGATGCCCCAGAGGTAATGGGCGACCGCGCCAGCTCCAGGCCAGCGAGGATCGTCCGGGTCGGAGTTCTGCCCGGCCTGCAGGTCGACTGCATGGCGAGCGGACCAGGCATTGGCGCGCATGACCTTGTCGTCCGACATGTCGCCGCCAGCGATGGCCCTGGCCTCGCGGATCGTCTGATCGGTCAGGCCGTCGCCGCCGAATCCGTCGGCGCGCAGGTCGAGGCCGCGCTGCGCTGCCCGTGCCATGTAGGCAGGCACCTCGGCGCGCATAGAAGACGCCTCGGGATTGTCGTCCTCATCGTCCTCGACGTCCGGTTGCCATGCGTTGCAGTAGTAGTCGCCGCGGACGTATTCGTCCCAGCGCTCGCACCATGCCATGTCGCCTTGCACTCGGTCGTCGTCATAGAACGCACAATTGCCGCAGGCCCGCGCATCTGGTACATCCTCAGACAGTGCAGGGCGATAGTTGTCCGGCAATGCTCGCTCGCCGCCAGGCTCCATGCCCTCGGCGATGCTCACGGCGACCATCTGGTCGATCGCGGCCTGCTTGGTGGCATGGCAGCCGATGACCTCGCCGTCCTCCTTGATCGTCGCCCAGCCGTCGCAGTCGGCGGCTGAGTCGGTGATGAAGTACGGCACTAGAGCACCTGCCGGAGCCACGCGACCGTATGGTTGCTGTCGCTGCTGATCGCGAAGAGTTGCTCGCCAGGCTGCAGGTCGATCGTCAGCCGCTCCAGCTTGAACAGCGGCAGGCCGTTGCTCGTGGTGACGTTCGCGCCGCCCAGGTACATCGTCTTGGTGTTGTCGACATTGGCGACGTGCAGGATCGAGGCCGACGCCGATGCGCCGTCGATCTGCACCGCGGTCGCGGTCCCGATAGTCGTCTGCCCGCTGCTAATCATCACTGCACCTCGTAGAGACTCGGCGGGTTGATCGGGTCGAGGGTCGACAGTGCCTGCAGTTGCGTCGAGGGCACGCCGGTGTGATCAATGCTCGGCAGGCCGAGGGCCTGCAGCACTGACGCCGGATCGAAGCCGCAGTAGACGAGCCGCTGCGCCATCTCTACCCGCTTGCTGGTCTCGACCAGGTCGGCGGCCTGAAGGTTCACGTTCGCGAGCGGGACGCGGTAGGCGTCGCCGCCGTCGACCGGGGTCATGTCCTCAAGTCGATGGATGTCGTTGATCGACAGGAACCCGGCCTGGGTGCCGATGCTGTACGCCTGATACCGGTCCTGCAGCGAGCCGCGCAGCAGGCCGTCCACGTTGAACCGCAGGAAGGCCCGATCAGGCAGGAGGCTCGAGTACGCCTCCTCGATCTTGGAGATGTACGGCAGCAATGTGAAGGTCACGAACTGCCGCGCGTTCTCCTCCACCGAGGCGTAGGACATCGCGCCCGGCCTGGTGACCTGCAGCATGTGCGGCGGGATTCGGAACGCACGCGCGAGTGACTCGACTGCGAACTGGCGCGACTCCAGCATCTGCGCTTCGTTCGGGTCGACGCCGGTCTTCATGAACTTCGCGCCGCCAGCCAGGATGCTCGGACGGTGCGCGCGCCGCAGGCCCCGGTGGGCCTGCTCCCAGCCGTCTTGGATGCGCGCCGCCTGCTCGGCGTTCAGGTCGCCGGGAACCTCGATGACTCCCGAAGTCGTGGAGCCGGACCCGAAGAACCGCGCAGCGAACTGCTCAAGCGCGCCGGTCAGGCCGAGGGTCTCCTTCAACTCCTCGACCCGGCTGACGCCTCGCAGATGGCCGGGCTTGCGCAGCTCGGTGATGTGCCGCATGTCGTCCTCGGCGACGACGAACGCGCCGTGGTCGATGACGTACTCGATGCGGCCCTGGCGGTTCCGGCGCACGATCACCCGATTCGGGTCCAGCACCGAGAGGGCCACGACCTCCTGCGTGGAGGGCGAGCGGATGATCCGCACGAACGCATTGCCGTCGATCATCAGCGAGCACAGCACCATGCCGAGGTGATCGGAGCGCGGGATCGACTGGTCGGGCTCGGGATTGTCGACCCAGGCCGGGCGCGGGCGGTACGGA